CCCGACCAGTGGAAAGAGTTCTTTTCAGGATTGGCTTCCGGCATAGGGAAGGGAGTTGGATTCGGTCTTGGGACCACTGTTTACCAGACAATATCTGGTACTCCGAGTGCAGCTCCACGTTCGTATGCTGCGAGTGCCAGTCCATATCGAGGCCCTAGTACTGTATCGAAGAAAAGAAAGAAGAAGAGAAAGCCGTCTTTAAATAAACATAAGAATAAATTGATGCACAAGGCACCTAACCCGAACGCCTACAAAACGTCCGAGATGGGTGCTGCTTCGCAGAATACTGGAGGAGGTCGTGACGAGCACAATTATATCGGGAAGAAGTCGAAACGATGAACGATCCGGAAAATTCGAGCAGCTGGTTAAGTCTGTGTCTCCTCGGGCTGCTCGTCGCCTTGAAAGTTCCTTGGCGCGCACTGTTGAAGGTTTTAAAGATGATCTTCGAACGTCATTCTACGATGGCGTTGACCGAGAATCTATCATCAGAAAGCTGGTGGAAGATGTCGGTTACAGTGCATTTGAAGAAATGGAAGAAATAGATCACGATGAGGAGCGTAAGATTGGGCCCTTCTCAATAATGCTTCCTTGGTCTCAGAGGAAAGAGGATGTACGGAAGTATTGGAATCAGAGCTTTAATCCTCAAGAGGATGCCCTTTCCCGGGCCTACTATAAGGTGCGTGATCTAAATCATATCGCGTCAATTCGGCCTTCCGACTTTAGCACAGCGTACGGTCTTATGCCGAAGAACACTAGCTTAGGCTTACCTGAGGTTACCAGAGATAAACGTTATGCGGCTAAGTACTTACACCGCGCGCAACAGATAAGAGTTCCAGATGATATCTATCCTTGCATCCTGTATTGGCGGGGTCAATCGGCAGGACTGAGGGTTACTCCCAAGCAACGGGTTGTTTGGGGCTTCGACCATGCCGAAACGATTTTAGGAGCTACAATCTTATATCCGTTGATCCGCGTCTTACGAGATAAGCCAGGTTTCTCAGCTTGGCTGGGTGATGTTTTTGTTGATGAGGGGGTGACTCGCATCCTAAACAAAGCTCGAGGGCGCCGGATTATATCTATGGACTTTTCCGGTTTTGACAGCTCCCTATCCGGGAAATTCTTGGATCTCGTAGATAGTATACTAGGCAGCTGGTTTAATAAGATCGGTGACGACCGGGTACATTTGCTTGGGCAAATTTCCAACACCGTAGGTATTGTAGTTCCTTACGATGTGTGGGAAGGTAGAACCGGTGGTATGCCCAGCGGATCCGTATTGACGAATATGCGTGATACCATTGCAAATTTGCTTGCGGGTTATTACGTTGGCTACCGGGCAAAATCAGAACTTATAGACTATGAGGTGTTGGGTGACGACTCTGTTTATTTGTTTCGTAATGATATGGATGCCCTGTCTCTGTCTAAGTTTGTGAAAGAGTTGGGACTTGTGTCTAATCCTGACAAGATGTTTGTCAGTACGCGCTCATGCCATTACTTACAGCGTTGGCACTCGCTGGACCACGTAGATTTGGGCGTAAGTCGAGGATGCCGATCACCTTTTAGAGCCTTGAGTGGTATGACAGGTAAAGAACACTGGTTCAAAGAGGTGAAAATGGAAGATGGAACAATTCTGAAGTGGAATAAGTATATGGAAACAGCCCGTTTGATTATGCAGGTCGAAAATGTTAAGAATGATCCCCGATTTGAGAATTTTGTGCTATTCTTGAAGAATGGAGATGAAGTATTGTTGAGTGGTATGGATCCCGAAGAAGTATTCAAGAGAGCGGGGGGTAGCGATGCGGTCAGATCGCTGCTCAATATCGCGTCATTTCCTTTTAATGTGCAGAACCC